GTGTTGGAAATACCCATATCAGCCTCGCTGATACCAAGTGCTCCTGCGCCTTCTTTCCCGTATTTGTTTCCGTCAGCAGAACTGTTGTAAGGTACGACCTGATCATTGGTCATGTTGAACATGACAGCTGTAAGTTTTTTTCCTTTCGGCAAAAACGCAAGATCATAAAACAAAACTTTTCCTTTGGACTTGGCAAGTTCTCTGTTGATCTGCCACATCACCATGTTGTACATGCGATCGATGTGCTCTGTCAACTGTTTTATCGAAACCCTGATGCCTCCGCGTGTGTTGAAAAGCAATCCCTGATATTGCGGGATAGTTTTTGACGGATTCTCATTGCTGAAAGGCATGTTCTGCACCTTACGCATGTTCACGTAAATCTCGTGACCGATACGTGTTGCTTCATACCAAGGAAAAGAATATTTCGCCTCGATAGAATATTTCCCATTCTGCACATCGTACTCTATGCGCTTTTTATTTTTTCTGTAATACGCATCCGACATCTCAGAGTCGATCGGCTCACCGGATTTATCTTTTCCTGATTTCAGATATGTCACTTCGCATCCGCACCAGTGCACTGTGTAAACTTTGAATGCCTTGAGTCCCTGAATCTCTTCATAGTGCCCTGCAAATTCTGTGTCGATAGTCTCTCTTCCCGATGCGATGTCCTGAAGCCTTTTCGCGACTTCTTTGTTCGGTCTGAACTCCTGCAAGACATCGTGAATGAACATCACGCGTTCTTCACCGACGTATGGAGACTTTTCAATAAATGGATCACGATCGCTTTCTTCGTAGATAGCCAGCTCCACAGGGATAGAGCGATACTTCACGTCGCCATTGTCATCTATGTATGACTTGCCGAATGTTTCAGACTGCAGAACGAGATCGTACATGTTATCTGAAAATTTCAGTTTCAGATCCATGTCCACTATCTGTCTGTCAAGAATGAGTTGCATGTTGCGCTCATTCTTACTCTTGGGAGAAAGTAAATCGAATATTGTTTGTCCTTCCGGAACTTCGGGCGACTGCATCCCATCGAATACGTTCACCCCAACTTTCTGACGGACATCATTGACTTCTTTTTTCGCGTAGTGAAGACCTACCACCGGATAAACATTTTCCAGCTTACGCACCATCGCATCAGGATTGGTGGTGTACACCGTGCCGTTGATAGGCGCTTCCAACTGCTCACCAACGATGTGATCCATCTTGGTTCTGCACAAACGATAGTCAATGTACTTGACCATATTTTCTTTACCGTATGTACGATTGTATTGGGCGAACTCAGACTCGTTGATGACCCCGTTGTAACCGTTATACTGGCGACGGATTTTCTCCAGTCGCCGACGGCGCGCGTTCATGTGCCGGAAAATTGCGTAGTCGATGCAATTCTTAAACCATTGTTCTGTCTTTTCGCTTTCAGGAACGTCCTGACGTGGGAATTCTCCGGTCATTCAGCAGATTTTCCCGAAAGATAACAAATTCCGTACTATTCAAAATCAGGGAGTTGAAACGATCCTCCGGTCTGCTCAAACCTGTCCACGCCAGTAGTGTGAAAATATCCTCCGTCCTGCTTCGCGTGCTCACTCATACTATTCAAATCCACCACCCGTCCACCCCTCGTTTGCCAGTCCGGCATGTCCATCGCGTCATCACCACCAACATCATTGCGCGGAGGCTTTTTCATATCCAATATCCGACACAGCGCCAGCATCAATGCATCCGCAGCATCCCAGTCAGAATCTTTTCCTGTCACACCAACGTTGTAATCCCCCAACTCCTTTATCAAGATCGGGAACCAACATTCTTCAATATCGTCATCAACCCACCCCTGCATAAGCGCCACAGCCATCGGCTTGCTGTACGTAGTGAACTTCATACCGTGTTTGTGCTGTTGCTCTGAATTCTTCGACTCCAACGCTCTTGGTCTTTCCGCCAGGAACTTCCTACCACCATTCTCTTCAAAGTGCCGTATCACCAATCCTTTTTCAATATCGATCAACACATTGCCCACAAGGTTGTAGTAGTACGCCACCTTGAGACACGTATCGTAAAAATCTTCTTTCTTGGCAGGGCGTGTCCGTACCACACATATCGGTCGGCGAATAATGTTACCGCCCTGCTTAGTGTCCCTGCGCCGGATCACCACCATAGCCCCAAGAGACTTACTGGTAGAAGACTGGTTCAAGTCATAACTGTCAAGTCCGGCCACGTCGAGATCCTTGAATCCGGGAACAAAATCTTCCAGCATCAAAACACAGTCATCGTCAGCCAACGTTTCCGGAGCGAATTTTCTGTTCACCTTACGAGGCTCTACGATCTTGCCGTCTTTGTCACGCTCCCAATCCAGCAGATACCGCTTGTACTTTGTCTTGTGAAGCAATGAAATCTCATACGCCTGCGTGGCCAACCTTTCCGGAGAGAATGGATTGCCGGTGAAATTCAGAAACATCTCCCTGCGATTCATCGGGAAGGTCTGCATGTGATCGTAGTATGGCTGTTTGTTCTTAGCCATCTTCAGCTTGTTGCCGATCTCCATGATAACCTCAGAAGCCCTGACAACATCTTCGCACCCCAAAATCTGTTCTTTGGAAAGATGCCCGTACTTCGCCATCAGGTACGGGCAATCTTCCTCTACCTCTCCGAACTCGTTTGTCGAGCCGATGAAATGTTTCGTCACCATGCGCGGACCGTAAATCTCAAAAGGTATCAGATCGTAGTCATCAGCATTTTCCAGCATCGACTTAAAGCCTTCAGAAGACACCATGTTACCACCGGTACCAAAAATATACGGGACGCCAACCATCTGCATCCCGCGCATGAAACACGACTTGGTAGCGCCGTATGTTTTGAGAATATTTTTGAACTCCCCAGCTTCCTCGAATACGCAGTCGTTGAGGACCTTTCCTTTGAACACGTTCTCGTTGGAGTTTGCTGTCAGGCAGTACACGTTGTTGAATGAGCCGTTCTTGGTGCGCGTTTTTACTTGCTTGTATCCGGCTTGCCAGTGGTCCTGATTGGCGTGGAGCGTGTGCAGATAGAATTCCCGTATCTGCCGATCGTTGTAGTCTTTGTACTTGGCAAAAAAGTCCTCTGAGTAATCGGACAGACCCGAAACAATGCCTGCGTTGTATCCTGCGGGGTTGAAACGAACGCCGTGCGATATTATCGCCGCCATGACGTGAGATCGTCCTACACGACGGCGCTTAGGCATAATGATGCCTTTGCCTCCTGCTGTGGGATCGTTTTTATATTGTCCATCTTTTTTGCAGAAATCTACTAGACGGAAAAATTCAAGGTCCAGATCGGTGAAGTCGGGATAGTGGTATCCACGACCGACGGTGAGAAGCAAACAGTAGTTGAGGTAGTAGTAGTAACGACCGGGTATGTGTATGCCACCTGTCTCGTAGCCGTTGATGCAACGATCTCGCTCTTGGTCCCACCAGTCTTCGTGAGCGATCGTGCCGACGCACTTAGGGTTTAGTGAGGAGTTGGCAAAGTCGGGCGGACCTCCTGCAGAAGCCACTGGCGATGGCGCAAATCCCACCGATTTTATTATTGGAACATAGCCGAGTAGATCACTCATGCGGGAAGTTCGATAGAATTATTGACCTGATTACCGTAAACGCTCCATCCTTCGTATTCAATATCCGGAAATAATCCTTCACGTGACCTCGCAAACAATTCCAATTTTTGGGGGTCTGCAAAAGAAACCTTTACTGCCGTGGAAATTAAATCGCGAAAATAACTTGGCTTTTGAGAATGCTTTCCGCACTTGCTTTGATAGCATTCGTCAAGTTCAAAAACTTCGCTCTCATAAAAATTACACTTCTGTTGGCGGAATGCTTTTACATTTCCTTTCACAGCAACTATGAGGTGTTCTGTTTGCCCGCGAAACCAATATCCCATTCCAAGCGACATTATTTTTCGCCACGTCAACATCGTTTTGTATTTGAACCCCCACGATTCTACTACCCGAAGACCTTCGGGTAGTAGAGGGACTGTTACCCACATAAAAAGAATGCAATCTCTATTAGCCAACTT